CTGGTGCAGGAAATTTAACTTTTAGAGACGGTTCTGCAACTGGAACAGCGTTACTAACTTTATCTGCAAGTGCAGGAGATCTAGATCCATATATTCCAGATGATGGAGTATTATTTCCTAATGGAGCATTTTTAACTGCTGACCAAGGCGACATCACAGGTTTAACAGTATTCTACGACGGGTAAGGAGCTTAGATGGCCAACACTACTTCAGGCTCTTATGTTTTTGATAAGAACCTAGGCATTGATGAAATTATTGAAGATGCGTATGAACGTATCGGTATTCAAGGTGTATCAGGCTATCAATTAAAAACTGCAAAAAGATCTTTAAATATTTTATTTTCTGAATGGGGAAATAGAGGTTTACATTTTTGGGAAGTTAAAAATCAAAGTGTTACATTAGTAGATGGACAGTCTGTTTACACTTTTTTTAGATCACCTTCTGACGGTGCCTCGGACGGTATCAGCACAACTTTATCCGCAGGAATAAATGCTACAGTTGCAACAATTGGTGTGGCTTCTGTTACAGGAATGCCTACAGTAGGTGGAACTATTACAATTGGAACCGAACAAATTTCTTATACAGGAATTTCATCTTTAAATTTAACCGGCTGCACTAGAGGGATTAATGGCAGCACGGCGGCAACACATACAACAGGTGACGCTGTTTTACAGTTTCCTAATGGGATGACTGACATACAAGAATTAAATTTTAGAAAAGCATCTACAAATGTAGATACACCCATGACAAAAATTAGTAGATCACAGTATCAAGGATTTTCAAATAAAACAGACAAAGGATTGCCTACACAATATTGGGTTCAAAGGTTTATTGATAAAACAACTGTTACTTTGTACTTAACTCCGGGTAGTTCACAAGCAGGAGACTTTATAAATTTTTATTACACAAAAAGAATTGATGATGTAGGTGCTTATACAAATGCAACAGATGTACCATACAGATTTGTGCCTTGTATGATTGCAGGTTTGTCTTATTACTTAGCTGTAAAATATGCACCACAAAGAGTACAAGAGTTAAAATTATTATACGAAGATGAGTTGTTAAGAGCAGAAGATGAAGATGGTTCTTCTAATTCTACTTATATATCACCTAAAATTTACTACCCAGGTATTGGTTAATGACTACTTTTTCACAAGGTAAATATGCTTTAGCAATTTCTGATAGATCAGGAATGGCTTTTCCATACAATGAAATGGTTAGAGAATGGAATGGTGCGTTTGTACACATGTCAGAATACGAACCTAAACAACCACAACTAGATCCTAAACCAACAAGTGCAGACCCACAAGCTTTACAAAGAGCTAGACCTGCAAGAACAGAATTTCCAACAGAAGACTTTTTAAAAAATAATCCTATTACAACTACGGCTGCTGACGCAACTGTTGCTGTAGCTTTTGAAAATGGAGGAATGCATGTAAATGATATCGTTAGATTTAGAGATATTAAATCACCTGTAGGCGGAGTTAATATTGTAACTTTGCAAGTATCAGGAATGGTTTTACAAGGTGATCTTACTGATAGTGCAACTACAATATCGTTAGACTACACTACTAATATGCCCACAAGTGGATTTATTGTAATTGAAAAAATTAATTCTGTAACCGGTAGATTTGAAAACGAAGTTGTTGAATACACAGGAATTTCAGGAACTGATTTAACAGGATGCACAAGAGGAACTAGTGCGCCTTACAGAGGTGTAGCTCCTCAAACAACTACGGCTCGATCTCATAGTTCTGGAGCTAAAGTATTTGGAGCATATAAAATAACAGCTCTTTTAACTAAACAAGAATTAACAGGATACAATGACAGTCAAGGAAATCCTGCATACAGAACTATCCAAACAGGTTTTAATTTTGAATTAACTAGTAATGCTACTAGCACAGAAACAGGGGGCGGTTTTCAGTGTACAATTGGACCCGTTAATGATAGGAGTTAATTATGTCAGGATTAAGCGCATCAGGATTAAGAACACAGATTAGAAGTTATACAGAGGTAGATGACACTGTATTAACTGATGCTGTTTTAGAAAACATTATTTTAAATGCGCAGCAAAGAATAATGATGGATGTGCCTATGGATTCTGACAGGCATGTTCAAGAAGGTACTTTAGTTGCTGATGACAATACAATAAATGCTCCGGCAGGATGTTTATTTGTAAGAGGTATAGAAGTATTTAATTCTACATCTAATACTGAAGGCAATGGATCTTGGTTAGAAAAGAAAGATCAAACATACTTAAGTGAGTTTGTAGACAGAAAATTTGGCCCTTCAGGCGAAATACAAGCCCCTACAGACACAGCTAACTCTGTTACAGGGTTTCCTAAGTATTACGCTATGTTTGGTGGCGCTACAGGCCTTTCAGACACTACTTCTGGGGGTATGTATTTTGCACCTACACCAGATGCTAATTATAAATTTAGAATATATTATAACAAAGTCCCAGTATTATTAGAGGGAAGTAACACCAATTACATTAGTTTAAATTTTCCACAAGGTCTTTTGTATTGCTGTTTAGCAGAGGCTTATGGGTTTTTAAAAGGTCCAACAGATATGTTGACATTATATGAAAATAAATATAAACAAGCAGTAACACAGTTTGCAGCAATGCAGCTAGGTAGACGAAGAAGAGATGATTATACTGACGGAACTGTTAGAATTAAAGTCCCTTCACCGTCTCCGTAATAAGGAGAAAAAATTATGGCAATAACATCAGCAATATGCAATAGCTTTAAAAATGAGCTGCTAACAGCTACACACAATTTTACAGCGTCAACAGGCAATACTTTTAACATCGCGTTGTACACTAGTTCTGCAACTTTAAGTGCATCAACTACTGCTTATACTACAACAGAAGAAATAACTAATTCATCAGGATCTGCTTATTCTGCAAAAGGAAAAGCTTTGACTAACATTACACCGTCGTTAGATAGTTCAACAGCGTGTGTTGACTTTGATGATATATCCTGGACGTCTGCTTCTTTTACAGCTAATGGTTGTTTAATTTTTAATGACACTGCAACAGGAGACCCTGCAGTTTGTGCAGTAGCTTTTGGAGGAGACAAAACAGTTTCTTCTGGAACTTTTACAATTCAATTTCCTGCTAAGGCAGCTACAACAGCTATAGTTAGAATAGCATAAGGAGTAAGTCCTTATGGCTAATACTTGGAACGAATCCGGTACTACCTGGTCCCAAGGTAATTGGGGCGAACAAAATAATTTTACCTTAACACTTACTACTGGTTTAAGCGCCACTGCATCTGTTGGAGATTTAACAGCTTATCCTGAACAAGGATGGGGAAGAGATGATTGGGGACAAGAACCATGGGGAGAAAGTTTTGATCCAACTGTAATTCTAACAGCCCCCGCTAACGTAAGTGCTAGCATAGGTTCACCTACAGTCTCAACAGAAATAAATGTTGGTTGGGGACAAGATGGTTGGGGAGTTGAAAACTGGGGATCTTCTGGATTAACTTTTGAATTAACAGCTCCTACTGAACTAACCGCAAACATTGGAGCAACTGGTTGGGGTAATGGTGAATGGGGAGAACCACAAGGATGGGGAACTTTTGTTTTAACTCCTGCTGATGTAGTTGGATTAACAGGATTGTCTTCAACTTCTGCAGTTGGTTCGTTAAGTTTACAAATAGATTTTACAGGAACTCTTACAGCACCATCCACATTAACTGCAAGTGTAGGATCTTTAGATCCTACTCAAGAGATAGTAGGTTTAACAGGATTAGGTGTAACTTCATCAGTAGGTGCAATCACACCGGCGGACGTAATGGGATTAACAGGAGTCTCAGCAACAACTGCTGTAGGTTCAATAGAAACTAGCGATGCACAAGTATTTACACCAACAGCACCATCTGCAGCAACTTCTGCTGTAGGATCAATTATTATAGAATTAGGTGTCCCATTAACTGCACCTAGTAATTTAACTGCTTCTGTGGGAGCAATTACGCCTGCAGATGTAGTAGGATTAGAGGGGCAAGAAGCAACAACAGAATTAGGCACAACAGGCTTTGGTACTATAGCGTACAAAGATATTGACATAACAGGCAATACTTCGTATACAGATGTAAATCATGCTGCTTAATTAATTAAAAAGCATTAGGAGAAAATATTATGGCATCAACTTATACAGTTCTAGGTGTAGAATTAA